AGAGGTTGTGGGTGCAGGTATTGATATGCTGCATTGCTCAGAGGTAGCACGTTGGGGTAGCAGGGCAAAAGAATATGCAACTGGTTTAATGAACTGTGTAATGCAGGGGTATGGAACAGAGATCTGGTTAGAGAGTACAGCCAAGGGTGTTGGTAATTATTTTGAACGTGAGTGGTGGCGTGCAGAGAAAGATGATTCTGGGTTAAAGCCTATCTTCTTTCCTTGGTTTGTATTCAATGAATACTCAACTGAATTGAGTAAGGAAGAAAAGAAAGGTGATAGTTTTAAGAAATCTCTTGGCACTAATCCTACTTATGGTGGAGAAGAAGAGAAAGGGTTGCTTGGTGTAGAGATCTCATATGATACACCTGATGGTCTGTTGGAGTTCAAGATTGGTCTTGAACACTTAAAGTGGCGTAGGAATAAGATAGTATCTCCAGAATGTCAGGGGGATCTCAGTGTATTCCACCAGGAATATCCTACTACTGCGAGAGAAGCTTTTGTGGCTTCAGGTCGTAGTGCATTTGATAGTGTTATATTAACCCAGATGTGGTTTGATGCAGATGAAAGAGAACGTGAGTCTCCTGCTAAGAAGTTTGAAGTACCTGTTAATGGATTTGCGTATAAGGATGGTGCTGAAAAGATGCGTTATTTTATGACAAAACATCCTGAGGGGGAACTGTCTGTGTTTAATCCTCCACAAACTACTAGGGAATACCGGGTGGGGGTAGACGTATCAGAAGGTATCCTTAGCCAGACTGGTGATTCAGACTACTCAGTTATCACAGTCTTGGATGCAGAGACCTATGAAGAATGTGCAACATGGTCGGCAAGAATAGACCCGGATCTTTTAGCTTGGGTTATTACTACAATCGCCACATGGTATAACATGGCCCTGGTTGCGGTTGAAAATAATAATCATGGGTTACTAACCTTAAAGTTCCTGTCATCAATACATTCATACGAGAATCTGTATATAGAGAAAGCCCTTGATGAACGTGGTCAGAGGCAGAAAAAGAGATTAGGGTTCAATACTAACATAAAAACAAGGAAGTTAATACTCGATCTGTTGCGTAGATTAATAAGGGAAAGGCAGATAGAGATTTTCTCTAAGACGACAGTTGATGAGCTTCAGACATTTGTTATTAACAAAGATGGTAAAGAAACAGCACAGCATGGATGTCACGATGATAGGGTGATGTCTTTAGCTATTGCTGCATATATGTGCTACATGTATCCTCATGATCCAGCACCTGTGTTCTCCCTTCCAAAATCACAACGTACTGAGTTCTATGTAAAGAGTTAGTAAAGAATTTTTTATGTTGACGAACCAACTTGATTAGATATATCGTAAAACGATATATGTCTAACCAATAGGAGATGCTATGGGTATACGAAAAGTTACTAAAAAAGTTACTAACGCAGAAATAGCTGCAGCAGCACGTAAGGCAATAGCAGCAAAAAAGAAGAGAGACCAAATTAGTAGAGCAAAAAGGAAAAGGCAAGGAGAGGCACAGAACGTATATTCTAAAAGATCCTTTAAGTTTATGGCTGACGACAAGGGAGATGCAGAAAGATACGAAAGACTGTTGAAGCTGAAGAAGAAACGGAAACCGAAGAAGAAGGTTGTTAAACAAAAGAGTACTAAAGGATACGCATAAATATTTAATCTTATGGCAGAATATGGTGAGATAAAAGCTGAGAGCAAATCCTATATAACAGAAGACTCAGAAGAGGATAAGGGTCTGATACCAGACTCTCTTGGTCTTATTGTTCAAGAGTTATATCAACGTGGTGCAGCAGATTCAGACCGGAAGACACGGGAAGAAATATGGGAATCTGCATGGCACGCAATGAGGGGAGAGTTCCCTAATACTACATCGAAAGCTGTTGATGTAGCAAGAGAACGTGGCATTTATGTTAATCTAACTAAAAGAAAAGTACATGAAGCTAGAACAAAACTTTTATCTTCTACCCTTCAGCAAGGCAAGGTTCCCTTTAAACTATCTCCCTCCCGCAGGCCACGATTCGTTGCCCCAGATCTACTTCAAACACCAGAACCTTATGACGAAGCTACTAACAGGGCAAAGAACTGTGAGCAGAGGATCAGGGATATCCTTGATGAAACATTTTATGAGGATACTTTAAGTAAGGCTATTAATGAGATGACACTGTATGGAACAGGTGTCACCAAGTCTATAGTATTAAAGAAGGTTGACTACCCCCTTTATCAGACAGTTAATCGAGATCCGATGCTGGAGATGATTGAGGAGCAAGTTGAGTCTGAAATGATGCCACATATTGAGTGGATATCAGTCTGGGATACATTCCCTTCTCCTGGTGCAACAGGAAAGTCTGATCTTGATTGGGTAATACAAAGAAGATTTTTGTCTGCACAAGAACTAAGGATGATGGCTATTAAAAGTAATGGAGCCATTGATCCAATGTTGGTTGAAAGCTGTATTGAGACAGGTGAAGGCCAGACAACTGCTGATACTGGAGGTATATCCCCTCGTAGGTTTAATCAAGGTGTAGAAGAGACAAAGAACTTTACGATACTAGAGCTTTGGCATAGGGGGTTAGGTAGGGAAGATATTGAACCTTACATGGATATTCCTGCTAAGCAAGAGGGGCAACCGATCCATATGCCTGTAGTTATTACAGTTCTTGGTTCTAAAGTTTTACGGGCCATGCCGAATCCATTTGACGGCAGATTGCCATATGACTTTTGTTATTGGCAGGAACAGGAAGATAGCATCTGGGGTGGTGGAATATATGAGGCCATTCGGGATGACCAGGACATGATGAATTTCGTCTATGGTATGATCGTAGAGGGAAAAACAATGTCAGCCCTGCCGATGGCAGCACTGAATCCGAATGCCTTTGATGCAAGTAGTGATGATTTTTATGAGATGTATCCTGGCAAAATATGGCGGCTTAAGGCTGGGGAGAGTGTTAATGATGCATTCAAGTCTGTAATCATACCAGATGTTACAGGTGGTTTAGTAGAGCTGCTTAAGATTATTGAACGTAATACAGATCTAGCATCAGGTCAAGTCCCAATTGGAATGGGGGCAGGTGCACAGTATCAGACTAAGACTGCAACAGGTATGCAGATCCTGAATGAGAATGCTAATAAGCTGACTTCAGGAGTGGTGCGTTCACTAAATAATATGATAACTGCAAACGTCCAAGCTGTTTACCACTGGTTGATGGCTGACTCTAAGGATGCAGCTATTAAAGGAGACTTCCTTTGTCTGGCAAAAAGCTATGATACATTCATGGCAAAAGAAGTTACTATTAATCAGGTGCTTCAATTGATACAAGTAGTTGGTCAAGTTCCTGAAATGAGAGATAGATTTAATTTTGAGAAGCTGGCAGTACCTTTAAAAGCAGGTTTGGGTTTAGAGATTGATGGACTTATTAAGTCTGAGGAAGAGTCTGCACAAGATACACAACAAGCCCAAGCTCAAATGCAACAACAGCAGGAGCAGGCAGCAAAGTTAGACTCAGATGTATATGAAACAAAAGCAGTTGTTGATGAGAAGAAGGCAGTCGCAGCAGATATCCGTAAAGGTATTATACAAGAACGACTTGCAAGAATAAAAGAGGGTGATCCAAATTTAATGACACAGGATCTACCAAATCTTCTTCAAGAGACATCACTGTTATTACTTGAGCAAATGCAAATAGCAGAAGCAGAGAATGTTCGAATTCAAGAAGAACAAAAGCAACAACAGGCCGCAGAACAACAGCAGCCTGGACAAGGAGAAGCTGGACTACCTGGTGAGTCTTCAGGACGACCCGAGGTGGGCACAGCTCTCTAAGATTTTACTGGCTCGACTTAAACGGAAAGAGGAAAGACTCTCAGAGAAGCCCCTCTATGACGAAAAGGATGTAGCCTCCTTTAATATGCTCATTGGAGAGATCAAAGAAATCAAGAATGTACTTGACCTTGATCGTTTGATTCGTGAGACGTTAACCCATAATGATGAGTGACCTATGCTAGAAGCACCTCCGGTTGGAGAAATGCCTGAGCAAGAGCCAACAGATACAGGGGCAGAAGAAGTAGCTGAGTTGAGAAAACAATTAGCTTCAGTTACTAAAAGCTATGAAGATATTCGACCTCATGCTGATCGTGCATATAGTGCACAGCAGAAGAAAGAGGGAGAGAATCAAGAGCTGAGAGCTAGACTTGCGGTGATAGAACGTGAAAACGAACTAAATACCCAAGCTAATATAAATAAGGACGAGGATGAATTGTCGGAAGATGACTTACGAGTGATCGAAGATTTCCCTGAGGTGATGAGAACTTCAGAAAGAATTGCAGATCGTTTAGTAAGAAAGCAGATGGCAGCATTCAGATCCCAAGAACAAGAATCGTTTGATGACAAGGTAAGTCGGTTTGTTGAAGAGAAGTATGATGCTCCTATCAGTGAGTTGAACCAAAAGTTTGATTCAATGTCTAGGCAAACTTTCTTTGATGGACAGCTTGGGCATGGTGTTTGGCCTAGTATTGAAGACGACCAGTCTTTTATAGACTGGGTTAATAAGGATTCAATGTATCGGACAGCCATGACTCAGGGGGATAATGAGGCAAAAGTACAGGTTATCAGGATGTACATGGAACTGAACGGAAGTGGTGGAGGGATGTATCAAGGTCAAGAACAACAAGACCTTAGAAGACATCAAGCTTCACAACTAATGGGAGGATCTCAGTCTCAGTCCACAACATCAGATCCGACTCAAGGCTTAACAGGTGAAGCATTATTTGATGCGATAGGTGATTAAGCCTTAATTATCTTGTTCTCTTTCCTATAATTTAAAACTTTAATTGAGCAAGAAAAATGGCTACAACATGGGTACCGTCAGACCCCGGACATAATAGAGGGGGAACCGGACAGGTAACTGTTTCGGGAACTATGAAATATGGCTCTCTGGATGAAACAGAGGCTATTAAAATACAAAAGAAGTTTCTGTCTATTGCAAAACGGAACATGATATTTGCTCGTTTTGCACAAAAGGAGACTAAAGAACGCCAAGGCGGATTAGAAGTCCGTTGGAAGCGTTTTGAAAAATTTAGTCTGCCACTAGTTCCGTTGGCTGAGGGTGTAAAGCCTCCTGCCGATAGTTTGTTACAGACCATCATAAAGGTGAAGTTGAATCAATTTGGTTCATACGTTGCCACAACTGATGTTCTTGTAGCAGCAGCACAAGATCCAATCATTCAGCAGATTACTGAACGACAATCAATTCAGGCTGCAGAACTGATGGATTTTCTCACCTACCTACACGCACGTTCTGGTACTCAGGCAACTTATGCCGGAGGAACTACGAGAGCAACTGTTGATGCTACACTCGGAAACCAGATTGGTGTGAATGCAGGAACACCTGGGACAGCAAATACAAACCTTCTCGATGTTGCAGTTCGTACACTGGAATATCAGGAGGCACGTAAGATTGCTAAGCAGATGACTCCATCTCCTAAGTATAATACTGAACCAGTACCCGAAGCATATGTTGCTGTGGGTCATACTGATCTTCGTAAGGATATTGAAAATCTTCCGGGATTTATTCCTTATGCTAAGTACAGTAATAATGGTCAGCAAATGCTACCTGGAGAAATCGGGGCAGTGGGTGTGATTCGTTTTATTCTTACAACTCAAGCAGCACCATTCGGGAAAGATCCGGCTGGAACTGCTTATAAGAACTTGAACGTAGCACTTACACAGGGATCATCATATGTTGCTGGTCATACCGGACAATCGTTTGGTTCGACTGCTGGAACTGTTGCTGATACTGGTGATTATGCTGAAGCTGGTGCAACTACAGAAGTAGGTGCATTGTTAAGTAGTATATCTGGACATGCTATGGTAGCAAGTCCTGCTGGAACAAAGTTTCAAGTTTATCCAGTAATCATATTTTCTGCAGAAGCTTTGGGGTGTGTAACACTCTCTGGTTATGATGCAGTTATACCTAAGGT